GTAACTACCGCATTGTTTTCAGTGGTTTTAACTATTAATTTTCGACCTATCTTTTTCAACATTCTGTTTTTACGGCCGTTAGATCGCTTTTTCCAAGCTTTTCCACTTAAATCAGACTGCCCCTTTAACCTTGCTCTTGTATCTCGTCTAACTTTTCTACCTGCACCGCGTAATATTCTTCTACGTTTACTAGGTGATAATGTGAGTAAATTAAGCTCTTCAAGTGCTTTACCGGCTTTAAAGTCAACAGCTAGCATTACGTGCTTTCTTGCTGAGAAACTTCACCGGTTAAGGTAAATATTTCAGCTATCCATAAACTTTGTTCACCAAAGTCATAGTGCTTGCCATTTAATAAAAAGGGTCCATCAACCTGTTCAATCAGTTCAATGTCTTCACTAAAGGTTTCAATGGTTAATTCCACTTCAACACTATTGTCTTCAAGCGTATCAACGCTAAATTCCACTTCGCTGCTATCCTCTTTTTCAGCATGTTCTTGCAACCAAAAACTAACAAATGCGCATATTAATTCAGCCGGTGCATTGCAGGGGTTAATGCTAATAACGCCGCTGTAATAAAACCTTGCTGCTAAAATGCCAGTGCCGTTAATGCGCTTACTGGCGGGCTCAATTCTGCCGCCCTCTATCCAGGCATCAAATTGTGTTGGTAAAGCGAGTTTTCTGTCTTGATATTTTGCATCAATTAAATAAGCAGTTAAGCGCTGTAATTTGCTTTGGCTACTCATGCTTAAATCAACTCTACTGTTAAGTTTTTACTGCAATTCATTAGTTGAGAAATGGCATCGTTACTTTGTTTAAGCCAATGCTGCTCACTGTCTATACGGTCTAACGCTTGTACTGTGCCTTTGTCACGATGGGTTTCCCCAAGCGTACTAATTAACAATAATGATTTTGCCAGGCTAAATACGGCATGCTTATACAAAGTAACAAGTGTGCTTTCACCGTTTACAACATCACCTGGTACATCAGCCAAAGTGTTACTCTCAAGCCAGTTAGTCGCGAAATAAAATGCTAAGTCTTTATTTACTGAGGTAATAGCTAAACTAAGTTTTTGCACGGGCATACCTGTGGTATTGCCGTATTGCGTTGCTATAGCATAATGTTGAATAAATTCAGCAATGGCTACATCAGGATAAAAACCATTATTACTGTTATTAGTGACGGTTTTTGTTGATGTGGTGGCCGATGGCATACCCGTTAAATTCATTTAAAATTATCCACTTTCAATTGTTAAAATTAGGTGTGGCCGCCACAACAAGCGATCAAAAACATATCAATGGTTTAATCAGTTGAAGTTGGCCACATGGCGTAAGAGTTGTTACTCTTTTGTTAAATTTCTATTTCAATATTTAGGGTTTTAGCAATATCACGCGCGGCTTTTTTAACCCCTGCTTTTTCGTTAATTTTTGTGGCTGTAATGTAATGGTGTAGCGCGTTGCCGTAGTTGAATCGAACATGTTCTAACTTACCCGCCATGGCATACGTTTTACCGCCAACAATTTCACCTAAGTCCCAATTGCCTTTTTCAGCCAAGCCAATAAGTTGATAGAACGGGTTGATAATGTTGCTGCTTTGAATGCTTTTAAGGCCTTTTTCTAACTGAACAGCACCTTCTGTATAAAGTTGGTCAGCCATAAATACGCCCCAATGCTTGGTATTAAAACGCGTTGGTAGTGGCTGTTTTTGTTCAACCATTAACGGTAAAAGCTCAAGTGCTTTTGACCAACGTTTTAAGTCAACTAACCAAATAAACACCCATGCAAGCACGATGTTTGGATGATTAGCGCCACTGGCTTGATAATCATCAACGTATTTCAAGTATTCGTTGTTGGTTAACGCTTCGCTTTTATACTGGTCTTTATCTTCAATGGATGAAAATTGTTTAAGCTGAGCTAAGTCGGAGTTCATGCCGATGGCGTACATGTCAAAATCTTTCATGATTTGAGTACGTTCACCTTTGTTTAATGTCACCGTTTTATCAGAGCCAGCTTGTGCAGGGTCAACGGCAATGATTACTTTTTTCTCATTGTTTCCTGATGCTGCGGCTTGTCGATTTCTTAGCATTTTACTCATGATTTTTACTCTATAAAAAATGGCCTGCTTACACAGGCCCAAAGTCCAAGGGAATTATTTAATACTTAATACCAGTCGGTACCGTCATATAATTTGACGTTGGTTGATTCAACATAGACACAAGCTTCTAGCACTGAAATACCAAAACATTCACGACGGCCATTCCAATCAATAATGGCTTCCGATTCGCTTGAATCTTCTACGTGTCTACGCCATGTGCCTTTTTGCACCATAATGACCAAGTTTTTAAGGCTTGTGATCATAATGCCGCGCGTTGGGAAAAATTCAGGCGTGTAAGCAGATAAACCAGCATAAGTTTTATTAACGGCTTGTAATTCAATGGCTTGTTTTTCGCTTGGAGTAGCACCGTGTGCTTCATACAATTTAGCTTTATCAGTGGCTAGTAACTCGCTACCTAATAGAACCACTAAATTTTTACGTAAGTGCTCAGGGATTAGCTGCAATGCGTCATGCACGGCCATATCAAGGTTTGCGTAATCACTATTATCACCAGAGCCGATATTAACAACACCACTTGCCGCTTCAATTTCAGTAACAACATTTTCAGGCTTTTGATCACGAAGGGTTTGTAACCAACCAATGTTACAATCTTGCATTAGTGGGTTAGCATCAATGTCTGAGTCAACAGCGTAGCTTGTACCGTTCCAACCAATAATTAGTCGGTCATTGGCAATAGCTTGCTGTACCCACTTACGGTAACGTTGATGGAAATCTTTAAAGGCAGGAGTCCAAGTGTCTAAATCATCGTAATGAATAAATACATCTGAGTGCACTTTATTACACTTATACTGCGAGCCAGTTAAACCCAATACATTACGTGGGCTACGCTTGTTTCCAGCCTTGGTATTTGTGGTACTCGTTACAGAGCCCGATACACCACCAAAAATGGTTTCGCCCTCGCCATGGTCAACAACTTGTGTGTGCACCATGCCTAAAAAGCTTGATTGCTCAGTAATTTGGTCTTGTAAGGTTTGCTCTAATGAAGGTGTAACTGTGAACTTGTGCGTCATGTCATCTACGCCATAAGCTTGAGCCATGCCTTGCATGATTTTATTAAACACTAAGCGAATATCTTTTTTCATGGTAATTTCCTGTTAACTATTCTGTTAAATAAATCGATAAAATATTTGTACTAAAGCATTGCTTCGTTTTTGCTGAAATCACCTAGATTTTCATCATCAGCATCGGTTGTTTCTTTTGCAGGTTCGCCAATGGCTTTACTTAATTGCGTACTTAAATTTTCAATTTGTGTTGCCATGTCACCTACTTGCTTAGTGACCTTATTAAAATCGTCATTGTCAGCTAATGAAAATTCAGTTTTCTTTTCTAGATCTTTTTCTGGCTCATCGCCACTAACATCTTCATCTGGTTTTGCAGTAAAGTTTTTTTCAATGTTTTGCATTGATGCGGTTAATGTTGAAAACCCTGTTGCTAATGCAGCTAATGGCTCAGTTAAGGCGGTTTGTAATTGTGTAAATTGGGCTTGATTCATTTCTTCATCGTCCTTTTTCTGGAATAAATTTTTAAAGCTAAAATGCGGCTTTTCCGGTGGTTTGTTTGAGTTGGTTAACGCGTAAATATCAGTAAAATCAAGCGTTGATTTAAAGTTTTCAATGGTGTTTTCTTGTCGCTTATTAGAGGAGAAATTAGCACGTGTGGTGTAGCAACAAGCGGGGTAATCTGTTGTTGCTAACCCTGTAAGGTATGTTTTACCTGAGCCTTGAAAATCTTGGTCTAATTCAACACTGTAATAAACGGCTTGGCCTGATTGATTCAATAATACAAAGGAGGCATTAGGGCTTAAAATGGCATAAAGACACAGTACACCTTCGTCATTTTTGGCTTTATACACTTCCATTACATCGCCAAGCATGCCGCCGTTAATGTCTATCTGGTAATAATTTTTAGCTAACCAGCCGCCGAACTCTGCTGAATGGTCTAAATTAATTCGCGCACCATATTTGTTGAAATTGTACGTTTCCACTATGTCGTCAATATGTGCTTTTGTAATTTCACGACCGTCAACAGTCATACCAACTGAACATATGCTTTGCGGTAAAGTTCTTAAATCACCAGCCATTTTTAACCCTTGTACATTAATTAAATAGTAAATATGATTACTTAGGATTTAAGTTTGCCCTCTGATTTTATTCCTTTCCATTCATTTAACATTTTGAAATTCCTATATTAAGCATTTAGGAACATATAGGTTTCGTTGTTAAAGAATTAACATTTTTAGCGCTATAAACTGCCGATATTCTTTATTTATATTGGTGTGTTTTGCGTTAATGAAGCTTAGAAACAACCCTGCAACGATAAAACAAGCACGCAACCATTATGTTTTTGGTGCGCTAACGTTTGATGAAATAGCAGAGTTACCAGATATGCCAAGCGCGCGTACTTTACGCCGTTGGGCTGATGATGGTGATTGGAATGAGTTGTGTCCGTCGTTAAACGTTGAAATACAAATATCACGCCGTTTAAATTTGTTGGTGGATTTAGAGGATAAAACCGATAAGCACTATAAAGAAATTGAATTTTTAACTAAGCAGATTTGTGCATTAAATCAGTCGCGTTTACCTAGTGCCCGGTTAACTAAAAAATATGGGCAAGCACAGCCTAATGCGGCTAATGATGGTGCTGAGCACCAAGGCAAAAGGAAGAAAAAAGCTAAGAAGAAAGTTAAAAATGATGTGTCTGGTATTACTAAGGAAATGCTGGACCAGCTTAAAGATGAATTACTTTACCCCCATCAACAGTATTGGTTCGACAATCAAGATCACCGCAGCCGCTTTATATTAAAACCTCGTCAAATTGGCGCTACTTTCTATTTTGCCTTTGAAGCTTTTTACGATGCCGTTGTTAATGGCCGTAATAAAATATTCATTTCAGCATCACGCGACCAGGCGGAAATATTTAAAGCCAACATTGTTGCTTTATGCCGTGAACACTTTGGTATTGAATTAAGCGGCTCGCCACTTACTTTGAATAATAATGGCAAAACCACCACGCTTTATTTTAAGTCTACCAATGCACGAACGGCACAATCGGCCAGTGGTGATTTATATATTGATGAAGTCTTTTGGATCCCTAAATTTAAAGAACTTCGTAGTTTAGCCCAAGCAATGGCTACGCATAAAGATTTTAAAATTACCTATTTCAGTACACCAAGTGTTACCAGTCATGAAGCTTATGATTTATGGAATGGTCGCTGGTATAGAAAAACTAAAGCCTGTAACGACCCCGAGTTTGACGTTGATACTAGTCATAAATATTTAAAAAATGGTGTGCTTTGTAAAGACGGTATTTGGCGACAACGCTTACATGTTCACGATGTTGTTAACCAAGGCTTTGACCGTATTGATATTGAATTGCTTGAAGGTGAGTATTCCAAAGAAGAGTTCGACAACTTATTTTTATGCAAATTTATTGATGATGCGCATTCTGCCTTTAGCCTAAAACAAATCATGGCTTGTGTGGGTAATAGCACCAAGTGGAAAGATGTTGATCACACATGGGAAAGACCATACGGCATGAAACCCGTGGTGATTGGTTTTGACCCCGCTCGAACCCGTGACATGGCCGCCGTTGTGGTGATGACTTTACCCGCCAATGCTTCTGAAAAATTCCGCATTCTTGAAACGTTAAATTTATCCGGTAACGATTTTGAAAGCATGGCAAAGCAAATTGAAGAGCTAACACTTAAATATAACGTGGTACACATTGGCGTTGATACTACAGGCATTGGCTTAGGTGTGTTTGAGCTAATACAGAAGTTTTTTGCCATGGCAATGCCCATTTATTACAACCCACTAATGAAAAACCGTTTAGTACAAAAAGCGATAAATATTATTGCGAATAAACGACTTGAATTTGATGAAGAGTCGGTAGGTATAGCAAGTAGCTTTATTAATATTCGTAAAAAAGTAGTTGGCGATCAAATTAGTTACGCAACCAACCGAACAGCAGTAACAGGCCATGCCGATATTGCATGGGCCATTATGCATGCGCTTATATACGAACCACTTTCAGGTGGTATCGACAGTACACGAACTTCAATAGGAATAGCGGCTTAATGAAAAAGAAATTTACTAAAAGGCGAGTAGCCAAAAAAGCAGAATCGGCATTAAACAAAAGCCAATCTACCCCTAGCTCTAACATTAATAGTTTTAGTTTTGGTGATCCTGAGCCGTGTTTAGATAACCGTTTAACGGAATACATGGGCATTTATGCCGACATGGATGGTCTTTATACGCCACCGATTTCATTAACCGGCTTAATAAAGTTACTTGATGTTAATGCCCAGCATGCACCTATTTTATTTTTTAAACGAAATATGATTTTAAAATGGTTTAAAAAAAATCCCATTTTGAATAGAAACAATTTCAGCAAATTCTCTTTTGATTATTTGTGGTCGGGTATGGGCTATTTTCAGGTAATTAACAATGCGTTTAATACGCCGATAAAATTAAAACATTTACCTGCATTGAATATGCGTTATACCACTGAACCTAATGTATATGCACAACTGCAAAACAATGGAAAAGTTTTAAAATTCCAACCAGGTGAAGTTATCCAGGTAAAAGAATATGACCCACGCCAAGGTATTTATTCTATTCCGCAATATTACGGTGGTATTCAGTCAGCTTTACTTAATGAAGATGCAACCTTGTTTCGCCGTAAATACTATAAAAATGGCGCGCATATGGGTTTTATTTTTTCGATGGCCGATCCCAACTTGAATGGCGAAGATGAAGCTATGCTCAAAAAGGCTATTTCAGAAAGTAAAGGTGCGGGTAACTTTAGAAGTTTATTTATTAATACCAAATCACCCAAAGGTGACGCTGAAAAGGCGATAAAAATAACGCCCATTGGTGACGTTTCAACTAAAGACGAATTTGAACGTATTAAAAAAATAACACTAAACGATATGTTAAGCATGCACCGCGCAAGTGAAGCATTAAGCGGTCAAGCAAGTGGCGATAGCCCGGGCTTTGGTGATTTAGACAAAATAACCCGTAGTTATTACAACAATGAAGTGGTGCCACTGCAGCAAGAAATGCAGCAAATAAACGAATATTTACCCGCACATTTGCACCTTGATTTTAACATACCTACTTATTCAGATTTACACCCTGAGTTAGCCACCGAAGACGATAAATAAGGATATTAATTAAATGACTTGGTTTGATGTACTTGACCTAATTGAATTTATTAAGCAATGGGGCCGTTTGGTTGTATTGTCATTTTTAGCCGCCGCCGTACAAATGTATATAAGCGGTAAAAAGTTTACTTTCTTCCATTATTTTATGAATGTATTGGTCGCTATTTTTGCCGCGTATTCTGCCGCCGCTTTTTGTGAATGGCGAGAATTTAACGAGGATTTAACCACAGGCGTAATCGCCGTGGTGGCCTACACTGCCCCACATATTTTAGAGGGCTTAAACAAGTTAGTGCAGTTTATTGCCCAAAACCCAAAAGCTTTTTTAGCAAATTTATTAAAGGTGAAATAATATGCCCTGGTTAAAATCAATCTTTTCTTTTTTAACTGATCCTATCGCTGACTTAACGGGTGGTTATAGGGAAAGAAAACGCATCTCTTCAGAAATGGCGGCAAGCATTGCGACAGCAGAATGTAATTTAAAAATCGCTAAGTTTAAAGCTGAAGAAACACGTTTGTTAAATACTGAAAATAACGACACTGATTATGATATGCAAGTATTGAAAAATCGTAAAAATACTTACATGGATGAAATTATTATTATCTTCTTTTTAGCATTGTTCGCTATGCACTTCTTACCAAGCACACAACCAATAATGTTAAAAGGTTGGATTGCTATGGGATATAAAGGTGCGCCCTGGTACTTTGAATTTATCATTGTAGGCATTGCCGTTAGTACATTAGGGTTAATGCGCTTGTTTAGGGTGTTTTTCAGAGCCAAGGAAAAAGACAAAACCAAGCAAGTGGTTGCTACTGGCTAACAGTATTTACCTTGTCCCGTCCTAAGATACGTTGACGGTTTTAATGGAAGGCCAGTAGCTATTGCTTCTGGTCTTTTTTGTGCACTTGGTTTAGTGATAATTAATGGCTATGTTGTAGAGTTTTGACTTTTATCAATTATTCCGATCCTTTTAATGACATTTAATGACAATTAATGTCACTCTTTTGACATTCCGATCCTTTTTTTAGATCCTCTATTTTTTAGTAAAACCCCGATTGATAAAGCCCTGCCCGTAAATAAGCTATTTGGCCAATGTCACAACCAATGTCAAAAGTACACGTTTTTTGCTCGAAAGCGGAAGGTGAAGAGGAGTGATTTTGTCTATAGGTTGAGTGTTTAGAGATTATTATTGCAGCATTTCTGTGACTGTATATAATTACAGTTATGTTTTATTGTTTGGTGTTAATTATGGCTCGCGTTAATTGTCCTAGCTGTGAACAAAAAGCTTTTGTAACTTCAAGAGAAATGCAAAGCGCGCACGTTACACACTTGTATTGTTCGTGTAGCAATAGCAAAGAATGTGGCGCAAGCTTTAGAGTTACGATAGGGTTCGATCATTACTTGAATCCTCCAAAAATGAGCAACGAACAAATGGCCGCTGCTTTTCTTAAGAGATTGCCCAGGCATGAGCAACTTGATTTACTTGGTTTGAATTGAGTTGGTTATTCTGTTGCATTCCCCCATTGGTTATTCATCTTAGTAATCTATAAACTTGCTCCCCACTTTCTAACTCAAAGGCTTCTTTGTGCATTCCTGACATTATCCTCAAAATATTTGCCATATATTTTCTAATGATAGTTAAATGTTCCTAAACAAAACACCCCACCTTATATCATTTTTGAGCTATGACAGTTAATGCGATACTACCTTGTCACCATTAAAGCTATTCAATTAAATGCAGAGCTATTAATGTCAGGATTTTTTACACAACCATGCATACACATCGCTAAAAAAAAGGTAATCAACTGAAAATTGTATATTTAAATGGTGTGGTTTAAATGTTGCATCTTAGGATGCATAAAGGAAATTAGTCATGGTGTCATGTTCCTTATCAAAGGTGAAAAAACATAAGTTTCTAATATAAATATAGGAAAGAATAATCATGATTACACAAAAAAATAAGAGAAATTATTGCATTATAATAATTTCTTTCTTTTGGCTTTTACTACTATGTAACACAGCACAAGCCACTTTAATTACCTATCAAATGAATTTAGATGGCGCACAAGAAGTGGGTGCTGGTGATCCTGATGGGCTAGCTTTTGGCACCATTAGTTTTGATAACGTGACAGGGTTGGTGTCTTGGGATTTAACCCACGCAAATATACTTTCCCCGCTAGCAATGCATGTTCATGGTCCCTTTGGAATTGCTGGAGTCAATGCTGGAGTGTTTTTCAGTATGGGAGTTGCGACATCAGGGGGGGCAAATACTTTAATTGATACCACTAACATTAGTCTTGCTGACATCAGTGCAATTACCTCGGCTCCAACGGGTTTTTATATCAATATACATACATCGGACTTTCCTCCAGGCTCGGTAAGAGGGCAGCTGGGCAATATAGCAAACATACCCGAACCCACAACAATCGCCATTTTCGTATTTGGTCTGATAGGCTTGGGGTTAGGTAGATTTAAAAAGCGATAGTGATATAACTAAATTAACGCGACTGATACTTAGCTTATGTACTTAAAGCATCTACCCAAAGTGGAGGGAAATCTAAGGGGTCAGAACAATTTGATTAAAGCCACTAAAGCGGTCTTTCAGGTATCTGTATCGACGTGTTTT